TAATCAATAAAACAAAGATATAAATATTACTCACTAAGACCGCTAAACCACCTTAGCGGTCTTGTGAGTATGTTAAAATAATTTATAATATGGCAAGAAGTAAACAAGACGTAATACAAATAGACGCAGGATCTACTGCAAGTGCAGGTTCAAATACAGATGGGATGTTACTTGCAGGTATAGTGTTACCGTCAGCTATGACAGGTTCAACAATAACTATACAATTTGCATCAAGTCCTGGTGGTTGGGTTGATATAAAAGAGACTGATGGAAGTGCATTAAGTTACACAGTAAGCACAGGTGATCTAATAAGAGTTGATCCTAGTGGTTTTGCATTTGGTTCCGCAGGTTTCCTACGTGTAGTATCTGGATCAACAGAGTCAGCTAACAGAAAAATAATTCTTATATATAGAGAAAGCTAGATACTAATGGGTATCTTACTAATTTTAAAAGAGGGTAAAACCTCTACAGTTCTAGAGTCTGCAGCAATTATAAGTGATAGTTTTGTAAAATCATTTCCTGATTCATTCGAGGCAGACGAAATATTTGATGGAAGATTAGGTATACAGGTGGTTGGTGTCGGAATGTTTGGTGAATAGGAGGTGAATGGTGGCTAAAAAAGGTTTATATTACAACATAAACAAGCGTAAAAAAGCAGGTACAAGTAGATCAAAAAAGAACTCTACTATATCTAAAAAGGCTTACGCTGATATGAAAAAAGGTTTTCCTAACAGCAAAAAAAATAAAGCTAAAAGGAAGAGAAAGAAGAAGTAATGTCTACATTTGCTGAATTAATAAATAGAACTTATAGAGAATATCTAAGACCAGTAGAAGAACAAGAACCATTATCACAATTAGCTAGTGGTATAGATAACTCTGCATCCACCACGTCTATAACTTATGTTGCAAATTTATGGACACCGGAAGAAGAAGAGTTAATAGGTTCAGGTTCTATATTAGAAATAGGACAAGAACTTATGATGGTCGAAGATATAAATACTGTGTCAAGAACAATAACTGTAGAACGTGCAAGACTCGGATCAACTATAGCAAGTCATGCAGCAGATGCAGATATATTATTAAAGCCACGTTATCCAAGATTAAATGTTGCTAATGCAATAGGTGATCAAATAGTAGGTTTATATCCTGCATTATATGCAGTAAAAAATACAACATTGACTACAACTTCAGTTAATTATGTTGAGGGGCCTGCTGACATGAAAAGAATTTTAAAAGCAAAAATAAATAATTCTACATCATCTGTTACAAATTATGCAGATATATCATTAGAGTTGTTGACAGATTTCACACCTAGTTCTACAAACGTAGCAATACAATTCCCAACAGGACCAACAAGTGGTAAAAGTGTTTATGTTAATTATGCAGCACAATTTACAAGACCTACTGCAGAAACTGATAATTTAAATACAGTATCAGGCTTAGAAGAATTTCATGAACAAATAGTTATGGTAGGAGCTGTAGCACAAATGTTGTCTGAATTAGACGTTGATACAACAACACAAAATTTTATTACAGAAAGTTTAGAAATACGAGGTGTTCCTTTAGGTTCTGGTGAACGTGTGAGGAATGCATTACTTCGTTACTACGGTGTATTGTTAGATAGAGCTAGAAGAGAACAACGCACAAGATTTCCTGCAGGTGTTGATCTATACGGCATAAGTTTTACTACTTAATATGCCAGTACCTACAGGAGCAAAAGTACCTAGACCACTAGCGTGGGGTTATGAGGCATCTATTAATGATGGTGTTACAGATTTATTATTACGAATGGCAACAGCACCAGGTAGAGAATTTAGTATAACTACTGCACCTTTAGCTGCACAACAAATAAACACAGCACAAGTACCAGAAGAATTTAGAGCAGAGTTTGGACAAAGTTACGGAAGATCAGATTTTTCTGGTGGACAAGGACTAGACCAAGCGCATCAAAGAAATACAGGTCCTAATGACTTTAGAAGATTTTTTGATAGTAAAGGTGTAAATGTATTTAGATATGCAGGAGAAAAAGGTGAACAGTACAAGATAGAATTACTACACCAAACAACATTAACAAGAAGTGATACTGCTACTAACCAGGTATTAGTATCTGGTAATAATATTATTTATGTAGGTGATGGTAATAAAGTACAGCAATCTACAGACAATGGTGCTAACTTTACAGAATTATCACCAGATACATCTAATCCATCAAGAACAGTGCAAGATATGATTATATATGGTGGTGATTTATATGTCGCAATGAGTGATGGAACTGACGGAACAATAAGAAAATATGATGTATCAACTACTACATGGTCTGACTACAACACTGTAAGTAAAAATTACACAAGAGTATTTACAGCAAAAGATTTTATTTTTGGTGTAGATGGTACAACTGGTAATTTATTAAATGTATCTTCAGGTTCAGGTGCGCCTGCTATTGTAAAAGACTTACCTGATAACACATCATGGGTGGGTTTGACAGATGCAGGTGCTGTAATACTTGCAGCAGCAAGTAATGGTTATGTATATTCTATAAAAGATGATTCAGGTCTTACAATAAAAGGTCAAACTTTTTTTGAGGGAGAAGAGTTAACAGACATTATAGAATCTAACGGAATAATTTTTGTAGGTGCTAAACAAAAAAATCAACAAACAAATGGTTTTATAGGTAGATTATATATGGCAGAACTAGCAGTATCAGACAATCTTTACGTTATTACTGGTAAACAAGTTATGAAAGAATGGGGTGATGAGGATACAACTGTCGACAGAGGACCTATGAAATTTATGAAAACAAGAGAACAAATATTTATGGGTGTTATTGAAGATGCTAATGAAACACATTTATGGTCTGTATATTTACCAACACTAGGCATGGCAAGAGATTTATATTACTCTTCTGCTAGTAAAGAGGTACAAGGATTATGTGTTGCAAATGATATTATATTTTTTAGTTTAAAAGATATTGGAGTAGTAAAAGAAGATGTTGGTAATTATGTTACAGAGGGATATATTATATTACCTGCCGCAGACTTTTATACTGCATCTGCAAAACAATGGATAGGTGCAAGAGTTTACACAAATCAAATGAGTGGTGGTTCAGAGGTACAAACATTTTTTTCCAAAGAACTAGAAGATTTGACTAATCCATCCAGTTCTAATTTTACGTCTATAGAGAATGTGCAGATAGATGGTACCGGTGAAGAAGTACCATTAGTTAATGTAATATCTAGATGGCTTGTTCCTAAAATAGTTATAAGATCTGGTGCATCACAAAGTTTTTCACCTAATGTTTATTCATACTCACTTCGTGCTTTCCCAGAACCAGAAGATGTTATTGTGAAGATACCTGTAAATGTATCAGACAGAATAGAAAGACCTGGTAAAGCACCTAAAAATATTCCTGGTATTGGTAAAAAAATATTTGATCAAATACAAAGATTAGAGGGAAAATCAGTAACTTTAGATGTATTTAAACCAGAGGAAACAATCAGAGGTATTGTAGAAAATGTTACTTTACCTGTATCAGAAATATCAAAACAAGGATCGACAATGATTTTTTGTTTTTTAACTATACGAGGGCAAATAGAAGTTACAGATACTTCACAAGTAACTTCATTAGGCGCACTCGGAGTCGGTACTTTAGGAGTGTACCAATTTGGAACCTGATATAATTATAAAAAAAGGAGATAGATATAAGTAGAGGTGGTGCTATGGATAGGATATTATGGCAGACACAAGAAAAGCAGCAGAGGTTAATTTACGTAATGCTTTTGAAACTACATTGTCAGGTGCTTTAGGTGCTACTGACACAACATTAAACCTTACATCAACAACTGGTTTAACATCACCAACTTATTTAGTTATTGATCCAGACAGTTCATCTTCTAGAGAATATATTTTTATAGACGGAACAATTAATTCAACATCAGCAGCAACATCTACTGTTGATAACAGATATTTGACAGGTTCCGCAGCAGGTTCAGGTTTATCACATGCATCAGGTACTAAAGTACGTGTATCACCAATGGCACAAATGTTCGAAGATATTTGGGATGCTGTTGGTAAAGTTGTAGATTCTGTATATGCAAACTCAACAGCAGGTGAAGTTGTATTTAATGTTGCAGCAGCAGCAGTTGATCAAACAGCAGACGAAATTTTTATTAGAGATGCAAACGACAGTAACAAAGTAAAAAGAGAATCCATAAGTGATTTCTTATCTGCAATAGATGGTGCAGGTCTAACTGTTGCATCATCACAATTAAAAGTTGATATAAACGGTACGGGATCAGGCACGGTTGCCGGTGGTGATGAAATATTGTTTGGTGATATTGACGATAGTAATAATTTAAAGAAAACAACAGCACAAGATATTGCTAATTTAGCAGGTGGAGTTTCATTAGGTCTTGTTTTGGCACTTAGTTAGGAAAGGAGATAGGTTATGGCGGACGTTCTGGAAGGTGTAGTAGGGACTCTTACCACATCTAACGCCGACTTACTTGACGCAGTAGCAGCAAGTACAACTGAAACAATCATTGGAATGAGTTTTTCTAATGTAAATTCAAGTAGTCAAGATGTAACTATTGATATTGAAGTTGTCAAATCTGGTGGATCAACTACACCACATTTGTTAAATGACGTTACTGTTCCTGCAGGTACAACACTTGTTTGGGAAACAAAAGTAGTTTTAACGACTGGTGATAAAATACAAGGACTGTGTTCAGCAGCATCAAGTATAGATTTTACAATTAACTATTTGAAACAAACCTAGGTGATCTATGTCATTTGGTTATATTGGCGACACATCTACAAGTGTCAAACAAAAGGTTAAGAATAAAGGTATATTAACTACACAAGAGAGCTTTGATTTAGAACGACAAGGTTTTCTAGGTGGTAGTCTAGAGTTTATTGCTGAAACTAATCATTCAGGAGACGTAAACACTATTGAATTAAATTCTATTAAAGAATCTAAATATGACGTTCATCTACTTGTAATACAAAATCTTGAATTTGAATCAGGTATTGGTCGTATTGGTGTACAACTAAGAGAATCAGGAACATACGAAACAGCAGGAGTATATGATTACTCAATACAATATCAAGAAAGTTCAGGTGGTAATGGTAATCAAAAGCAAGAAAACTACGAATACATGCAATTAGAATTTCAATTAAGTACTGCAGGAACTTTTGGTGCTTATGCTTATTTCTATAATTTAGGTAACAGTGCTAAATATTCTTTTATGAATTTTCAAGAACAATTAACAACCAGTAGTTATGCGTCAACTAGATACGGTGGAGGTATACTACCACAAGCTAGTGTTGTAGATGGTATAAGAATTATGAGAAGTGGTAGTAATAATTTTACTTCGTACAATATAAAACTTTTTGGGATTAAAAAATAATGAGTGCTTTACGATTAATTACAGAATCAAGTGTTACATCAGCAGTCAATCATGTAGAAATACAAAATTGTTTTACAGATGACTTTGACGTGTATCAAATACAAGTAAGTGATATGTCGCTTGATGGAACAACACACGCAACAGTAGGTCTTAGGTTAATGTCAACTACATCTGTATTGAGTGATAGTAATTATGATTACGCATTTCATTTTATGGCACCAAATACAACTGCAACAGAAGAAAGAAGTACAAATCAAAGTGCATTTAACAATGCATGTGCTTATTTTACTGACCAAGAACCAGAGGGAAATTTTGCAACATTTTATGTTTATAATCCCGTATTGTCTACAAGTTATACATTTATACAGGGCATGAGTGGATCAGCTTATTCAGGCATAGTGAGGTTTCAAAAATATTTAGGTACTTATACAAATCAAAATTCTGTAGATGGTGTACGAATTAATGCAGGAGCAAATTTAATAAAAGGTAACATAGCAATTTATGGATTGAGGAGTAGCTAATGGCATTACAACATGTTCAAACTGTTGAGGTTACAAGTCCAGTAGCTAGTGTTTTTGTAACTGGAATAGATGATGATTCTGTTTATAAGGTTGTTCTTAGGAATGTATCTAATGCTAGTGGCAGTTATCAACTTCGTATGAGAGTAGCAAATGGTAGTACACAAGATAGTGCAGCTAACTATGATTATGGCTATAAACTAATTAGATCTGATACTACTTTTAGTAATGGTGCAGTTGCAAATGCATCTTTTTTTGCTGCTACTACAACAAGCACTAATGTATATTCAGTACAAAATCAAGTTCTATATCTTTATAATTGGTATTCAGAAACTGAATTTAGTAAGTGGACTTGTGAAGAAGTTGCTTTAGATAGTGGTGGTAGAAATATTGGTTTGATAGGTGGTGGTGTTTTTGATCAAGCTGAAAGACATGACTCCATAAGATTTTATATTGGTAATTCAGTGTCTGATGAATACAATATGACACAAGGAAAATTCAGTCTATACAAGGTAACATGATATGAGTAAAGAATATGGCTACATAGGTAAAGAAGTTACACAGGCTTTTAGAGCTAATAAAGGTATTTTTACACCACAAGATATTATTGAATTAGATCAAGAAAACAAATGGACTAACTTTGGACAGTTGGAATTGATTCAAACTACAACTGTATCAAGTTCAACATCAACAGTAGAATTTACCGATTTAAAAGATTACAATGTACATTTATTAACAGTTAATGATGGCACTGTATCTGATAATGATACAGGTATAGCATTTAGACTTTATGAGAGTGGCACTTTAGAGAGTGGGTCTGTTTATCACACTGCAAGACAAATATGTGGTGCTGATGGTACATTTTCAGAAAATAAATCAACATCTAATTCAGCATTTAGGTTTGCAGATAATATTAAAATTAGTTCAGTTCCAAGAAGTAATATTAATGGTTATCTTTATTTTTATAATTTATTAAACAGTGCAAAATATTCTTTTGTAACACAACACAGTTCTGTTTATAGTAACTCTGATATATATAGAAGTTTTTTTGGAAGTCAGGTTTTACCACAAGCTAGTTATGTAAATCAAATAAGAGTTTTTCCCTTTAATTCAGGCACTCTTGAAAGTGGTAATTTTTCTCTTTATGGGGTAAGGAGTTTTTAATGTCTACTAATTTACAATTTATTCAACAATTAAGTACAGATGGAAAAGTAACAAATTTTGATTTACAAAATATTTTTGGCAAAGGATACAAACAATATAATATTTTTCTAAAAATTAATGATAGTTCTGGAGATGGTTACATAGGTTTAAAATTCATTGATTCCTCAGACGCAGTAATAACAGGTAGCGAATACGACCACGCAGGTATTGAATTAAAATCTAATACAAGTTTTGATAAATCTTGGCGTTCTGCAAACACATCACAAATAGCACCAATTATGACAGGTGGTAATCCAAACACAGGTGGTGGAGCTTTAGTTAGAATTTTTAATGCAGATGACTCAAGTAGCTTTACTTTTGTTATTGTACAATCATCTATGACAAATTCTAGTAATTTAAGAGGAACAAAAACAATAGGAGTACACAAAACTGCTGAACAAATCACAGGTGTAAGACTTGCAGGTGTTTCACATACCTACGATACAACTGCAACAATTTATGGAGTTAAATAATGGCAGGTAGTTTAGTTTTGATAGATGAAACAACAGTAACTTCTGGAGTAAGTTCTGTTACTCTTGGTGGTGCTAACTGGGACACATCTTATGATGTGTATAAAGTTGTTGTAAATGATGTTGTTACTGATACAGATGGGCAACCTTTAGTATTTAGGCATTTAGATAGTTCTAACAATCCTATTACTACTGCTAATTATGATGTTGCCTTTTTAGTTTTAAGAACAGATACTTCTTTTGAAAATGGCTATGGTACAGGAAATACTTTTCATTTCATATCTGATAATAATATAGGAACTGCAACAGGGGAAGTAGCAAATGCAGTTCTATACTTGTTTAACTCAAATAATGCTAGTGAATATACTTTTCATACTGTTGAAAGCAGTTATAGAAATAATACAGGTGTTTTAAGGGGAGCTCAAGGTGGTGGAGTTTTAGATAGTGCAGTTGTTACAAAGGGTATATCACTATTTATGAATAGTGGAAATATTGAATCAGGAACATTTAAGTTGTATGGAATTGTTAAATAAATTTTTAAGATATAACTACGTTTAAATCTAAGGTCCTTATATTACAAAAGTTATAATTACACCATGGCAACAAAAGAAGAACTACAAACACAAGCAGATGCGGAGATAGAGGCAGCAAAACCTTTATACAAGCAAGTTAATGATGAGAGAATGGAGTTCTCTGATGCAGATTATGACCAGGCTAAAATTGATTTAGGTAATTCTAAGTGGGATGAACAGCAATATGGTTACATTGCTGCAAGACAAGAGGCTTACGGATCGCTTGCAGATCAAATGGATATGCAGTACTGGGACGCAGTAAATAGCACTACAACCTGGCAAGATCACGTAGCTAAAGTTAAATCAGATAATCCAAAACCTGCATAAATCACTTATGATATAATCCATAAATGGATTACATTATTGGGTTTTTATTAGGTTATTTTATAAGAACATTTATAAATTATTTAAATAGTTTAGTTGATATAAAAGTACCAGATAATTATAAAGAAGAAGATTGGGATTGGATTGCATGAATAATTTACCTGTGTCAAATGGATTTACACAAAAAGAAATGTTATTCATGATCATCGAGGGCCAAAAAGAAATAAACGAAAGAATAGATTTATTACACGAAAAAGTAAATAGTAAAATTTCCAGGCAAGAATTGTTTGGATGGATTGTTGCGGTCGGTGCGTTATCAGCACTTGTTGGCAACTTAATGTAAAGGAGAATATATGGATTGTTGTGGACAAGGGTGCTGTTCAGGAGGATAAGCAATTACTTTAGAATACTATTAGTTACTGTACTACTCGTACCTATACCTGTATTTGCTAACGAAGAACAAACTACTACAACTACTACGACTACCATTCCTGGTGAAGTAGAAGAAATAGAAACATTTGATGGACCAGAAGAAACTACTACGACTACAACTGTTCCAGAAGATAACACTACTACAACTACGACCACTACAACTACTACGACAATACCTGAATGGGAACAATCAACAGATATAGAATTACCTGAAGATGAATTAGATAGTCAAGGTAATGAGGTTGAAAACAATATACAGATAGACAGTAATCATAGTAACGGTAATTGGTCTTGTTGTGGTATGACAGACTTTCACATGAATTTACATTACTTTCAACATGGCAACGATAGTAATGATTACACATTTACACTACCTGAAACCACGACAGTAGAAGAAGAAGAGCTAGATATAGATATATATGAAGTTGGTTTTAGAATCGGTGCATTAAATAATGATGGCACAGTTACATATACACACACTGATGAGACAACACAAGTAAATGTGATTGAGGGCCAAGATAATACAGATATAGAAAACATGTTTGAAGATGTTGTTTACAATATATACGACACATTAGAAACATTTATAGAAAGTTTTACAATAACAATTAATGACTGGTCTTTGCTTGATGACATATCATTTAAATATATACAACCAACTACTACTACTACTACTACATTACCTCCACCTCCAGAGCCTGAACCTGAACCAGAACCAGAGCCAGAACCAGAGCCTGAAATATTTGTTGTCATACTTGATAATGGTGAAGAGGCAGAGTATGAGCAACATGAGATTGATGACGGAACAGTAGAACGAGACAATGAAAGAAAAAAGAATTATGAGATATATGGTGTAGAATTAACTGACGAACAAATAGAACGAGGAGATTTAGAAAATTATGACATCGAGATCATTGAGGAACAAGACATGGGAGAAGTCGGAGAAGAGTTTTACGATGATGTTGATGTACCTGACATTATGGAGATTGAACTTACTGAAGAAGAACTTGAAAGAGAAACTAAGATTCTTGAAATTAAAGAGACAGTTGAAATTTTTACGTTTGAAGATGAAGAGGAGTTCGAGAATTTTGTTGAGACGATTATTGAAGTCGAAGAATTTTTACAAGACTTTGAAGAAGTAGAAATTGTAATTATAGAGGACATAGAAGAAATAGAAATAGATATAGATGATTGGGACACAGAGTTTGAAGAGATAGAAGAAGATGAGTTGGACGAAAATATACCAGGAGATGACACCGAAACAACGGAAGAGATTCAAGAAGAAGATGTCAAAGAGACTGAAGAGTTAGAAGAAGTTATAGAGATAGATATAGAAGATGATTTATCTGATGAACAAATAGAAGAAGTCATAGATCAGTATGTAGAAGAATTAGATACAGAAGAAGTAGTCGAAGTCTTAAAAGAAGTTAATGATATAGGTGTGCAAAATCTAGAACAAGCTACAGAGGAAGTACAAGAGATAGTACAAGCAGTTGTAGAAGAGGCCATAGAAGAAATAGATAATTTGACAGAAGAACAAGTTGAAGTAGTAGCAGAAGTATTACAGGTACAAACAGAAGATGTAGAAATTATTGCAGAGGCTATAAAAGAAGATGAAGTTATTGCAGATGCGGTTGAAGTTTATGTAGAACGTGCAGTAGAAAATGCAGACGTAGAGGATTATACACTTGCTGATGTTGTTGTTGAGGTGCAGATAGAAGAATTTATATCTAATCCAATAGGTACTTTAGTAGATGTCGATTTGTCTGATGTGGTAATATCAGATATAGGACAAGATATGACACAAGATCAACGTGAAAAAGCACAAGAAGTTGTTATACCAGTGATCATTACAAGGATTGCTAGCTTGGCATCTATGCTGTTGACAAGGAGAGTATGATAAAAAAAATAATTGATTATATTGTTGAGGCAATAAAAGAAACATTAAATTTGTCATGGACTCTTGTCGGTTTAATTATTGCAACGCTTACATTAACGGGAAGTGCGCAACAAGTTACAGGATTAGCAACAGTAATTACATTAGTTGTGTGGCTATTGACTATAAGGTTTAGGAAATAGTATGTGGTTTGACGATGTTTTAATAGATGATATCGATGACGAATTAGATAGAGCTAATTTAGAATTAGATAGAATGAGAGAAGAATCTGAATGCACTACATTTAAAAGAAATGGTACTTATGTAACTATATGTAACTGTAAGTACGGAGTACATTCACATCGAGGAGTATAAATGAAACTGACAGTAGTAAGAAATCAATTTGGAACTGATGCGACCAATGGAATTTTATTAATTGATGGTATTTTTGAGTGTTATACATTAGAGGACCAGTATCAAGCAGTAAAAGTTATGCATGAAACTTGCATACCTGAGGGAACATACGATATTGAGTTTAGAAAAACAGGTGGATTTCATTCCAAGTATTCTGAAAGGTACAAGAATGCACACTATGGTATGTTGCACATACAAGATGTGCCTAACTTTACCTATATCTTAATTCATACAGGGAATAGTGATGAACACACCTCAGGTTGTCTCATAGTTGGAGAGACACAACAGGACCTTGATATATCTAAAGATGGATTCATAGGTTCTAGCACAGTTGCCTACAAAAAAATGTATGCAAAAGTAGCAAATCAATTATTACAAGGTAAAAAAGTAACTATAGAATACACAACCATAAATAAATTACTTGATAAACCTGCAGAGCAATCAGATACATACGAAAAATTACAAGAGATAAGTGGTGAGTTAAAAATTTTAAACGCAAAACTGGATGGAAAGGACATTGTATAATGGCATACGGTTACGGTAAAAAGAAAAAGAAAAAAACCAAGCGTAAAAAGAAAATGAAATACTAAGGATATATACGAAAGTAGATTGTCCTAAATGTAGATTACCTCTTTATAAAAAAGAGATCGGATTTGTGTGCATAAATAAACAATGCAAACATTATAATAAAAAACAATTTTAATGTCATATTTATGTACTATACTAAGGTTATGAATATCTTTAGTAAAGATAAAAGAGCAAGAAACAAGGACGGTACGTTTAAAACAGATGTATGGTGGACTCCTTGGTCAGACGCATGGGAGTATAAATTGAGTGATGACTTAAAAGATATGCTAGAGCGTACTGCCTGGACATTCATCGAGGCATTTATAGGCGCATTAGTAGTAGCACCATTGGCCGGAGTTGAGGCAGAATCTATTCAGCTAGCAGCAATAGCAGGTGGTGGCGCAGCATTAGCAGTCGTAAAGACTTATGCTAAAAAGCAAATTACAAAATAATTTAACAATATAGAAAGGTGGTTTTCTATGAGTAAAAAGAAAACTCAAACTAAGTTGGAAGAACTTACGGAGAGTCAACAGGACGTAGCACACAACGAAAAAAGTCCTATACCTACACATCCACAAGGTTGGGAACCTGGTGTTACCTTTAGTCATGACAAGAAAAAAGGTACGATAACATCTAGACCTACGACAAATTCTAATCCAGAGTTTGCTGATTTATTACAAGAGTGGGGATTTGATCCAAAGCATTACACAATACTAGACAACACATTACAAGTGAGAACCTGGGATATGAATATGGGCCAGGGAAATATACAACAAGCATGGTATTATCGTGCCACTGTTGTAGCAAATGACTTAGCATTATCAGATAAAGAATATGATAAATTATTAAAGTGGATACAATCACACAAAAGAAAACCTAAACCAAAAATTAAAAATCCTAAGCGATCTTTTTTTGTAGCCATATCAGATTTACAATTAGGTAAGCGTGATGGTGGTGGCACAGAGGCCATCGTAGAAAGATTCTTAGATAAGATAGACAAAGTAAAAGAGCGATATGAATTTTTACGTAAAGCAGGTATGGAGTTTGATCAGCTAACGATAGTAGGATTAGGTGATATTGTCGAGGGGTGTGTAGGATTCTATCCGGATCAAACTTTTTCAGTCGAGTTGGATAACAGATCACAAATTAAAGTTGCAAGAAAACTTATTGCCAAAGCATTAGTAGAGTGGTCTAAAGATTTTGATTTGGTTGTAGTTGGCGCGGTTCCCGGAAATCATGGTACTAAAAGAGTGGCCAAAGGAGTTGCACCAACAGGTGAGATGGACAACTCTGACCTTGAAGTCTTTGAACAATTAGGTGAAATATTTGCACAGAATAAAACATATAAACATATTAAGTTTGTCATACCAGATGAACCACATTTAACATTTAATATTTGTGGCACCGTCTGTAGTTTTACGCATGGCCATGCTATTGGTATGGGAGGTGGGACACCAGAGACAAAAGTTATGAAATGGTGGAGAGACCAAGCGTTTGGATGGCAACATCCTGGTGATTCAAAGATTCTTGTAAGTGGTCATTACCATCATTACATACACAAAACTGATCCTCGTAGTTGGTTCCAAGTACCATCACTTGATGAGTCAACTTGGTTTAAACATCAGACAGGTAAGTCAACACAACAAGGATTATTTACTATGGTAATTGAAGATACAGAGAGGGGATACAGCAATGCAGAAGTCGTATGATGGTATGTTTGCAGACAAACAAAAATTAAAAGAGTGGGCCTTAGATTTACACAATAGTTTAGGTGGTTTTAAAGCAACTATAGGTAGGGAACTTGGTGCTTATGATATTCAAAAAGTAAAATCATCATGTGAAGTTTTTGTTTTACAGTGGAACACACAGATGTTACAAGCAATTAAAGATGCAGAAGAAGAATAAAAAAAGAGGTCTGTTGCCAGACCTCTTTTAACCTATCGTCTAATTCAATACTTGGAGGTACATCATTTTTCGATAGTTAATTATACCATATAATTTATATAAGAGGTTGATTTTTTTTTAAAAATATATATTATGAAATTATGAATAAACAAGTATCAATTATGTTTACAGACACAAGTGTAAGAGATTACATTGTAACTGCAGACAGTATAGAAGAGTGCGAAAAAATATTTGATATGATATGGAATCATAAAGAGAAAAGTATAAAGGATTTAACTTTACAATATAATGTGAGATCCACTACAAATATTTGGGTGCATTATGAAATGAACGATAAGATTGTGAAATCGTATGACGACGATCCCATGCGATTAGACACAGGCGAGGAGGAATAATCATGGACGACAAAATAAAAAAGGAACTTACTAAACCATTTAGTAAAGATGAAGTCAAGCCTGCACCGAGAGGTAAGTTCGGTAGTTATGTGCCACATCATCTAGTAACAAAAAGGTTAAATAAGTTTGCGTATGGCCAATGGTCCCACATATTAAAAGAGGTAGTTAGAGATAAAGATAATTCTGTAAGAGCAGTTGTAACTACGTTTACTTTATTTGGTGTATCACATGACGAGATTGGTGATGTTGATAACAATGATGTAGGTAATAAAAATACAGAGGGTGAGCTTTTAAAATTATGTATGTCTGATGCATTGAAAAGAGGTGCTATGAGACACGGAATAGGGTTGCATTTATGGACAGGTGAGACAACAGAAGAAGAACATTATGCTAATAAAAATTCTTCCATAACGCAGGCAACGCAACAATCTGAATCGGAGGTGATGGAAACTAAGTCTGTACAAGTTACAGAACAGAAACGTAAATCATCTCCTGGTTCAGATGAGATAGCTAAAGTTGCAAAAGATAGTCTTAAAAATACTAAAAGAGTAATAGATTATATTAAAAATGTTTTGCTTTTTAAATATGGGTTGACTGAAAAAGAAGAACAAAGAATGATAAAAGAACTTGTAAACTATGGAAAGCAAAGAATGTTAAAGAAAGATGACAGTGTTGAGACTTATACTGATAGCGAGATGGACAAACTATTAGATAAGATTGCTTTACATTTTGAAAAAAATGGAGAGTCAATGATGGATATTGCACAAGATGAACTGTTAAGTTTAGTGTCAAGTGCAGGATTAGAACCAGAAATAAAACAAGAAAATAAAAAGGAGGAAGAAGTGATTGACATACCAGAGGGTAAGTGGATGCAAGATCCAATGACAGATGCACAATCTAATTTTATTTTAAATACATTAGTGCCAGAGTGTATCGATGCAGGACAAGATAAAATTGCACAGGAGGCAAAAGGACTTGTCGAGGGCGGTCAATTATCAAAAGGCGATGCATCAGATTTAATTACAAAATTAAAGGAGGCAAAGTCTAAATGACATGTAACGAGTATTATGTTACATGGTTAGTGCCTGCAAAGGATGACGGTGATGCGTTGTCTAAAGTAATTAAAATGTGTAAAGGTAAACCAGAATCTAAAGACTGGATTAAACCTGATGTGAGTATGCATGGTCATCCTTGTGATGAACCACCATTTTAATGAGCTACGTAGATATTATAAAATCTATATTGTCTGATGGAAGATGGCATTGCATTGAATCTATTATACAAGAAACTGGTTACTCTGCTAGAAATAGAATTAGTGAGATGAACAAAGCATCAATGAAAAAAGATGGACGTATTGTTATAGAGGGTAAACCATGTGATATGGAGAACCATAGTCATAGAGCTAATGTATATAAATACAGAAACGCACAACATGAAGAGAAACAATATTACATGCAAACGTTTGATGATTTAATTGGAGAGACATTATGAAAGATATTATAGAGTCTAAAGGTGGCAAGTTAGTTTACGAAATGCTTGTGTCGAGCGCTGTATTAGAAAGTGCAGTATCTATAAAGGAGATTGATCCTGGTGATAGAATTTCTTTTTTACCAAAAGATACTTTTAATGCAGGAGTAACTTACATGTTGATAGAACAAGGCCATGATATACCAGTTGATGATTGTGGACATCATGGTGGTATATCAATGGGTTATGTAAACACAAAAGGTTACGGTGATTTACAAATACTTTTAGATATTAATGATTTGTATGTATTTAATTATACAAAACAAAATATACAACTAGACTATGGCAGATGCTACAAAGAGACAATGCAAAATTGGCTTAACGCATTTGCGACAATAGTAAATAGTAGTAAGTCATTAAGAAAAAAAAGAATGAAAGTAAAAGATGAGTACAAAGTAACTACGTACAAGAATGACATAAGTTACTATGACTTTTAAAACCGAGGGCAATCGGAAAGATATGAATGAACAAACCAAAGCAACAGGGTACGAGGTTAGAAACCTTTGTAGCAAAATTATTAGGTGGAGAGAGACTCCCGGAGGGAGGCAAGTACGACAGAGGTGATGTCGTTTTTAAATGGAACGGCATAGACTTTTTTGTAGAGTGTAAAGCTAGACAATCTTTAAATGTAACAAGAGAACTAGCCAAGGCAATGAAGAAAAGTAAATCAGATTTTACTGCATTGATTTGGAAAAGACTTGTTAAAACTGACAAACAAAAAAGACAACCTGATGGCGTACCTATAATTGTATGTTTACCATTAGAAACATTTTGTGAGATTATAGATGCAAGAAAAGGAAATAAATTTTATGATGAACCATTTTGGAGTACAGTGCCTAACAATCCATAGACTGTGTCGTGCGCTATGAGTAAAGATGTAGATTTAGTAGCAAGAAAGATCGCTTTACAATTAACATACTTGATGGCTAAAGTTGATTGGAATTACAACAGGCATGAGCCTTGTTTAGTTTGTAGTAGAAAATACATGCACCATGTAGATGGCCTCCCATGTGAGAGCGATGATTCC